GACAATATAGAACTTGGTGATGAATCACTTAGGTCTGCAAGTCTACATCAAAAATACCTAACCATCTACAATAACTTTAGACAACTCGTTCTTATGAATGAGGGTACTTACAATGTACTCAAACGTAAGAAGTGGGAATACTATGGTGGTAAAGCATCGCCAGAAGTCTATCGTGATAATCCCTTTGACTACAAAATTTTAAAACAAGACATTCCACTTTATCTGGATTCTGATGAAGAACTCATCAAAGCAAAACAGAAAGTAGAATACTATAAGATGTGTCAAGATTCCTGTGAACGGATTCTGAAACAAATTCAGTCTCGTGGTTGGGATATTAAAAACGCAATTGAATGGCGTAAATTTGTGGATGGGGCAATATGAGGTATTGTCAACCATACATCATTGAACGTATTGGTGCAATAACCATATCTAAAGCTCTCGCAAAAGTTAATACTCAGTTAGAGGACGCAAAGATAGTGGGTGCGAGTGGACAAGTTCGCAGAAGCACTAAGGTTGATTGGATTAATGATAAAGATGTTTTAACAACATTCTTGGAATATGCACAAGCGGCAAATAAAAATGCTGGGTGGGATTTTCATATTGATGTTATCGAACCACTACAATATGCAGAGTATTCTGTTGAAGATGAGTTTGGATGGCATATTGACCAACACAACAAACCATATGATGATGGTAGAGTGAGGAAGATTAGTTTCTCTATTTTTCTGAATGATGATTATGAAGGTGGTGAGTTTGATATAGAAACAGGAAACCCACAGGAAGAAAAAAGATATACAACAATTAAAAGACAACCAAATACTGGTTTTTTCTTTCAATCGCACTATTGGCATAGAGTAAGACCAATTACTAAAGGTGTACGCAAAAGTTTAGTTGGATGGGTACTTGGGCCTAAATTTAAATGACCATAATCACCAAAAAGAATGAAGTATACCTACAAGTAGAAACTGAACCCTCAACTGCAAGGGCGATTTCTGACTTCTTTACGTTTGAAGTTCCTGGCGCTCGTTTTATGCCTGCGTATCGAAATCGTATTTGGGATGGAAAGATTAGACTATTTTCTCCATCAACAGGAGAACTTTATCTTGGATTACTGCCATATTTACAAAAATATTTGACAGATTATGAAGAAGAATTTACAATAAGTGAGGAACTAAAAAATGAAAAAACAATCGACAGACCAACTCTTGATGGATACATTAGACAACTTAGACTTCGATCCAGTGGAAGAAATATCAAACCTCGTGATTATCAAATTGATGCCGTGGATTATGCTATCCGAAATCATAGGGCCCTTCTTCTTAGTCCTACCGCTTCTGGTAAGTCACTTATAATCTATATTCTGGTAAGGTATTATCAATTACTATTACAAGAAACCCAACAAGACAAAATCCTTATTCTTGTTCCGACAACATCTCTGGTTGAACAGATGTATTCTGATTTTATTGACTATGGATGGCAAGAAGTTTATATGCAGAAGATTTACAGTGGACATGATAAACAAGTAACGAAACCAGTTGTTATATCGACATGGCAATCTATCTACAAGTTTCCTACAAAATACTTTGAACAATTTGGTTGTGTTATTGGTGATGAGGCTCATTTATTTAAGGCAAAATCTCTTACTTCAATTCTTACAAAACTTCATTTGTGTAAATATAGGTTTGGACTAACTGGTACACTGGATGGTATGCAAACGCATCGCCTAGTACTAGAAGGATTATTTGGAACACTTAATAAAGTTATTACAACAAAAGAACTGATAGATGAAAAGACACTAGCTGAATTTAAGATTAGGGCGCTAGTCTTAACATATCCAGAACATGAGTGTAAACTTGTAAAGGATATGAACTATCAAGATGAAATTGATTTTATTGTTACACACCCAAAAAGAAATGAATTTATAAAAGACTTGACATTGGCACTAAAAGGCAATACACTGGTGTTATTTCAATTTGTAGAGAAACATGGAAGTGTTATCTATGATATGATTAAGTCTAACACAGATAGAAAAGTGTTTTATGTGTTTGGTGGTACTGACACCCAAACCAGAGAGGATATTCGTGCAATTACAGAAAAAGAGAGAGATGCCATTATCGTTGCATCTTATGGCACGTTTTCTACTGGTATTAACATTAGGAATCTTCACAACATCGTGTTCTCAAGTCCAAGTAAGTCCAGAGTTCGTACCTTGCAATCAATTGGCCGTGGACTGCGTAGGAGTGAAACTAAGGATTCCGCTATCCTCTTTGATATTGCTGATGACCTCACCTATAAATCAAAAAGAAACTTTACAATTAACCATTTCATGGAACGAATAAATATCTATAATGAAGAGCAATTTGATTATGAAATTAAAAGGATAAAACTAAAATGACAGAAAATAATATAAAAATACTAAAGCTGTCTAGTGGTGAAGAGATTATTTGTGATGTTGTTCAGTCTTTAGATTCACCCTATCTTAGTGTAACCTCTCCTATGAAATTAAATTCATATCCAAAAGCAACAAGAAATGGTATAGAAGAAGCCTTGTCTTTACAAAGGTGGATTCACTTTGCTAAAACCAACACATATGATATCCCCAAGTCTCAAATCATCGTACTTACTGAGGCCTCTTATGGGTTATCAAAGTTTTATGAGTATTGTGTTAGTAAATCTAGATTGGAGGATGAAGATGTATTAACTGGAGCTCCCACCAATAGAGAATTAGATGATATTGTTGAGGAACAATGGGATGAGGAGTTTGGTAGTCCAGACTCTAAGCTTATACATTAGATCTATTCATTCTCAAACCCAGCATAGTAAATATACCCTCTTGTCAAGAGAAAGTCAATAGATTTTTATAATTATTTTTCTCTTGACATCTGAATCAAGATATAGTATGATGTATCTATTAATCGCACTTTAAGCGACAATATATGTGGAGTTATTATGGCTAAAAAACCAAAAGGAGCGCATTATGTCAATAATGCACAGTTCCTAGAAGCAATGAAAGAATGGAAAGAGCGTTGCAAAGAGGCTGAGGAACTAGGTGAACCACAACCACCAGTGACTAATTATATCGGCGAATGCTTCTTGAAAATTGCAAACCACCTTTCTTACCGACCAAATTTTATCAATTACACCTATAGAGAAGAAATGATTTCTGATGGTATTGAAAACTGTCTACAGTATTGTAGCAACTTCAATCCAGATAAATCAAACAATCCTTTTGCGTATTTCACACAAATTATTTACTACGCCTTTATTCGTAGAATACAAAAAGAAAAGAAACAACAACACATCAGACACAAAATAATTGAGAACATGAGTGTTGATGTTCTTGCAGTTGGAGAAGATATGGAACAAGGACAGTTTGTTGATTATCTACAGAAGAATTTTCTACCAGCTGAAGATGTATATAAACCTAAGAAGAAAAAGAAGAGTGAACCAAAAGGCCTTGAAAAATTTTATGATGACGATGGTGAAGAGATAAATGAAAATAGCGCTGATAACTGATACTCACTTTGGCGCCTGTAATGATACTTTAACATTTAATGAATACTTCTATAAGTTTTGGGAAGAGATTTTCTTTCCTTACTTAGATGAACACAACATTAAAACGGTTATTCATTTGGGCGACCTTATGGACAGACGTAAGTTTGTTTCATATAAGATTGCAAAAGACTTGCGTGAAAGGTTTATCAAACCTTTTGTTGATAGAGGTATCACTGTCCATATTATGGCAGGGAATCACGACACCTACTATAAAAACACCAATGAAATAAACTCATTATACGAACTGTTAGGTGGCCCAGGCGAGGAGAAATATCCTAACATTCATTGTTATGATGCACCTCTTACTGAAGAGTTTGATGGTACTGGTATTCACTTTATGCCATGGATTTGTACTGAAAACTATGAACAGTCTATGAGAAGTATTGAAATGACTTCTGCACAGATTTGTATGGGGCATTTTGAAATCAATGGTTTTGAGATGCACGCTGGACATTTTTCAGAAAGTGGATATGATAAAGATTTTCTAAGAAAGTTTGATACTGTATTCTCTGGACACTTTCATAAGAAGTCTGATGATGGCCATGTTTATTATCTTGGTAACACCTATCAAATGACTTGGAGTGATGATGGTTGCCCAAAGGGTTTCCATATCTTTGACACAAATACGAGAGAACTAGATCGTATTATTAATCCATACACAATCTTTGAAAAAATCTACTATGATGATTCAACAACAAATTATTCTGATTTTAATGTATTGACATTGAAGGAAAAGTTTGTTAAAATAATCGTTGTTAATAAAAAGGACTTTTATCAGTTCGATAGGTTTATTGACAGAGTTTTGAATGAATCTGGTGCCCATGAGGTAAAGATTGTTGAGGACTTTAGTGAACTTGATGCAGAGAATGTTGATGATGCAATCATTGAGAATGCAGAAGATAACATGACTTTGATTGAGCGTTACATTGATGAACTTGATGTTGACTTAGATAAAAAACGATTGACTAATATGATGAAGTCGTTGTATGTAGAAGCGAGTGACCTAGAACTGTGATTACTTTTAAATATGTACGCTGGAAGAACTTTCTTTCTACTGGCAATAATTTTACAGAAATACAGTTGGATAGAAGTCCAACTACTTTGATCATTGGCGAAAACGGAGCAGGAAAGTCAACCATTCTTGATGCACTTTGTTTTGGCCTATTTAATAAACCATTTCGTAACATCTCAAAATCACAACTTGTTAATTCAGTTAATGGTAGTGCTTCTATTGTTGAAGTTGAGTTTATTGTTGGTGGTAAAAATGTAAAGGTTATTCGTGGCATCAAACCTAATAAGTTTGAAGTATACGTTAATGATAACATGATTAATCAAGATGCGAATGCTCGTGATTATCAGAAACATCTAGAACAACAGATTTTGGGATTAAACTATCGTTCTTTTACACAGGTTGTTATTCTAGGTTCTTCTACCTTTGTTCCATTCATGCAGTTGTCTACAAAGGCACGCCGTGAGGTTGTTGAAGATATTCTAGATATCAAAGTATTTTCTTTG